GTTCTGTGTTAAACGAGTAATCATCCTCATCGCCGTTTGTCATTCGAATGTCGCCATCACTTTCACGGCTTCGGACGAGATCGTTGGCGGCGAACCACAAGTATGTTCCGTCAGAACAAATACCTTCGGCGGTGGTAAATGAATTCAGCTCGTGGCTCACCGTATCTGTTGATGTATCTACGGTAGAAATCATTCCATTAATAGATGCCACCCAAGTCGTCAAGGAACTGTCGGTGTAAATCCGACGAGGGCCTCTGTTCGCTCCTGTTCCATCATCAAGTCTAATTGTGCTTGTATGTGTATTCGCTCCAGCATCAAACTTAGCAACAGATAGGTTGTTGAAATTTGTTACAAGAACGTTTCCCGCTTTATCATCATGAACGAAGAATGCTACACTTAGCTGTTTACGAACTGGAATGATAACAGAATCCCATTCCCCAGTTGATAGGTCATAAGAGAACAGGCTGTGTTCATCATCAATCAAAGTGCTACCTACCATCCAAAGCTTCCCATCGTAATGATGGATGTTACTTTGCATTGTGTCTGGTGCAGAGATTGTTTCAATGTCGCCATTTGTTTTAACTTCGTAAATCGAAGCAAATGTGCTACCGGCAGATACGTATGCCGTTCCGTTAGCTATTTCAAGGTAATAACCCGCTCCTGGCAAGGAGAAGGTTTCGAATACTGTTAAGCCACGATTTGGTTCTTCAATAACAAACGAATCAATTTCATCAAGGTACTGTTCCAAATCGTAGACGTCATACACACGAAGATTGCCTCCTGCTACCGCCCACACAAATCGGCCAGAGTAATCAATGTCAGTCACACCAGCAAAGGAGTCGGTGTACAGACGTTCAAATTTCCACCAGCCAGTAGCACTCACAGCGGTTCTCCGTATACAACTTCAAAACGATAATTTGGTACAACGCCACCCTGACCGAGATACTCATCCTCGATAACCATGTATGCTAAGCCACGGAATGCAGATACGTCAGCACCTAAATGAGATTGCAGCACAGGATCGCGTCCTTGCGTTGAGGACCCCAAGTACAGGGTTCCTGGAAGTGCGTTTCCACCCTCTGCTACAACTAACTTTTCATTGTCCCAAACTTGACGAATACCAAGGATCGGACCTTCACAAATACTTATCTGTCTTGTGATTGTTGCGTATTGTGTTTGAACTTCTGTGCTTCCACCAGAGATACCTTTACCTCCTCCAGAGGTTTGTGTGTGCCAAGTCTTTTCAGTCGACCACACAGTATTGCCAGGAATAACATCAGTTCCGTAAATGCGAGCTATTGGCGTACCAAACTGTGATGTGGCAACGAACGTCTCGCCCATACGTCCTGTGTTGATCGTTTGATCCTCTGCCATCAAAGCCGAACCAATCATCCAACCAATTTGTGCTCCGGTTGAACCCCAGAGTGCGTATCCACCCATCGCTGCCGCTGCGGGAATAACTAACTGCATTATTCGACTCCTGGTAGTCTGTATGCTCCACGAAAGTTTCTTTCCAAACTTCCGCCAAGATTTCCAATGACAACTTTGTTAGTTGCCTTTCCCTTTACTGCATGAATAATTGTCCATGCGTCACTATCTTCGTCACGCCCTATAACAATTCCCATGTGGCTTTCTGTTTTTGCGTACTTAAACACAACAATGTCGCCAATGTCCATGTCGTGGTAATTTACTTTTACACAACCAAACATTTCCATTGCTTTAATCAAAGCACTCTCGTTGTTGTGGTAATGCCACTCAGGTGAGTACTTCGCAATTTTAATGCGGTCTTTGCGATCAACTAAACCAAGTTCAGATGCAACACCAAACCCCAACATAGCACAATCAACACCAACGCCCTTAACACATTGCTGGTCGTGGAAAGGGGTGTCTTTCCAACTCAGTGCTTCATCGACAACATCTTGTCTTGTAATCATCGACGTGTTACTCCAGGGTTCAGATCCTTAAATCCAAGGAAGTTGATTGTGTTGCTAAACTTATCGCGGCATTGCTCAAATGTCTTATCACAACCCGCTACCACATTGAAGGTATCGCCGGCCTGTATCGGAAGCAATGTAGGTAGTGCTAAGTCAATTATTTCAGAACCGCCAACAGTATGCTTCTTGACTGGAGAAGACATTCCTGTGTTGTTTCCTGAAGTCCACGTCAGCGTTCCATTCGTGAAGTAGTCGTCTGCCTCGCCGGTCAGAACAATAGTGAACTGAATCCGTTGTGCATCTACTACGCTCACTTCTCCGCTTACAGTGAAACTTGCCTTGCTTAAAGTACATGCTCCTGGCTTATGTGGATCGTCGCCATACTGATCACCAAACACATGAATACAAGATGCTGTGTGAAGCGATCCGACGTTTCTCGCTAAGTCACGTTCAAAGCCATGTGTCTCGTGCTTCATCGTGTGCTCGGTCCATTTAGAAACAGCAAGTGTTCCTTTGTCATGAACATAATGTCCAGCCGCAAGATCGTCCCAAGCGACTCGATAGATTTCGTATTCTGCTCCATCAAACACGCCTAGACGGACTAACTCTTCGTCAACTAACCCATCATCTACGTAAGCCATCTGGAACGTACTAGAAGACACCTCAGCACTGTTAGAGTAGTACGTCTCGAGGTGACGCAATCCTGGTGCTGGGTAATAAGTGGTTCCGTCGTACGTCAATTCCTTGTCGTGATTCGTAAAACCGTAAATGACCCCATTTTTACCCGTGATTTTGAGCAAAAAAGCGCGTTTTCCGGTAGCTAATGCTGCTTTTAGGGTTGGATCAATTGTCTTCATTAGTATTCAAAAACCTCTTTCAGAACGATGTCCGCAGTTCGAGCTGCATGTGGACCAACGTCTGTGTAGCCTTGATCTGTTAAAGTGACAGAACTCCATGACCATTTACTTGCCAGACGGACAGCGATCCAGTAAGGACCTGATACCCTGATAGTATCTGTGCTAATGGAACCGGAAATAGTGAGGATTGGCTCCCCGTCAATGACACTGAATGTGCCACTGGCGGGGCTACCGTTCCTTGTTATCGTGAGGTTCGACATGTCTGGGTGGAAAATGGGATGCACCCCTGCAACTTTGTTGCCTGATGTATCATACTCAGGAAGGTACAACTTCCACCCTGTTCCTGAGTAGTGTGCCAATGGCACTTCGTCCAGTTCTGGTTCCAACGGATCCTTGAACTTAAACGAGTTAACTGTGTAATGTCTTTGGCGGATGAAAGATCCTGCGGCACGAATCACATCTGCAGATTGTCCTACTGAAGAAATCGTCCAAACGAATCCGCCCCAACCAACTGGTGTGCTTCTATTCTCAACTGTTCCGTTGCTTGTTACTTCAACAGGAATGTCCTCTTCACGAGTTACGCCCTTACAAGCAAGTTGTGGAAACACAACATCTTCAAAAGCCATTAGAAGCCTCCCTTATTCAATTTTTTACCTACGCCTGCAAGTGTTTCGTAAATCATTCGTCCGTTGTCCTCGAAGAATTCTTCAACCCCTCTTGAGTCCATTGTGTTAATAACAGGAGCAAAGTGTATTGTTTGTCCTCCGCCCATTGCTTCAGCAAATGCTGGCTTTGATGGGTAGACGTATTGTGGTACTTGTGGAACAATTACCTCACCTGCGTGAACTTGATACGCTTCGCCTGGAACCATTGGGCCGCCTGACGCACGTCCGATTAATCCAGAAATGAATGAACCGGCTTGTCCTACAATACCACCGATGCTTCCTGTCTTGCCGTAGTTGCCAAACATCATTTGTGCGAATTGTGATGCCAACATGTCAGCAACCATTCGGTCAATTGTTCTCTTAAATGAATCAGCTAAGTTGGAGAACTCGCCCTGCATGAAATCAAAGAAGAAGTCGGACATTGACTGTTGCATTGAACGGGCGGCTTGAAGGAAAAACTCGTTCATCGCATCAGCGGTTTCTTCCGTTTTTTCTTCCATCGCATCCATCGCATCAAAGTATGCGCGGGAGTACGTGTCGAAGTTGATAATACCATCTTCGAATAATTGGTCTAGTCGGTCAAGTTCGGCTGCCAGCTTCTCTTGGTCTGTTCTTGTGACAGCATACAGTCCACCACTAACTTCTTCCTTGAGAGCTTCTTGTGCTCGCTTAAACGTTTCAGCACCAATAGCGCCTTGCTGGAACATTTCATTTAACTTGAATAATTCTTCGGTGTATTTTTCAGTAGGCGTGAGTAAGCTAATACGTAAGTTCTCGCCTTCTTTGTTCAACTCCTCGAGTGCTTCTTTGAGTTTATCTGCCTCTTCAGTTGACTTACCGAAGGTTTCTGGTAACTGTGCTACTCCACCCTGTCCACGTTCACCAGGCTTGAACATGTTCTCGAGTTTTGTGTCCATGTCCTCAGCAGCTTTTTCCGCCTCAAGACGGGCAGCGTTAGCTACCTTAGCTATGCGAACCTTTTCATCAAGTAGTGTTTTGTACTCTTCGCGAGCTTCACGCATCTGACGAGTTAATGATTGTTTTGCCCTTCTATTCCCTTGTCTATCAGCGTTTTCGACTCGTTGTTTCAAATCAAGATACTTGTTCGCAGCCCGGACAACTTTCTCGTCGAGTGAACGGTCAATGATACCAAAGAACTTCGCAAGCTCAATTGTGCCCTTCGCAATTGCGAAGCCAAGCTTCAAAGCATCCTTTGCGAACGACGCCATCTCCCGAGCAAATGATGTGATCTTTCCTCGGTTTTGGATCAGTGTCTGGATGAACGCGCGAACCTCAGGAAGCAAATCGAGCATCGCAGCCGTCAATTGAACTTTAATTATTTGTGCGAGGGTTGAGAATTCATCACCTGCTTGTTCTGCCTGTCGGATGACATCATCGGACAACACAATTCCCAGGTCACGAGCACGGAGGCGAAGTTCATCGATTACTTCTAGCCCCTGACCGAGCGCAAGTGCCAACTTTGGACCTGCATCATCACCAAACAGTTGTGCTGCTAATGCTGAACGTTGTGCTTGGTCTTCAATCTGACTCAGCAAATCAATGACAGCGTCGAGCGGTTTTTCCGTTCCTTGAAGGTCGCCATTCATCACACGGGCAGAAAGTCCGAGTTCTTGTAGAGCTGTTTTTGCAGGACCGCCGCCCGACTTTCTGAACTCACCCAGACGGCGCGTGAATCTACGAAGTCCTTCGTCCGTCATTTGTGCGGAAACACCGAACTTATCGAACGCAAAGCGGAGTTCCTGGAGCGTTTCCGTACCTACTCCAGCAACATCCGCTGCTTTGCCTATTGCATCAGCAAAATCAATTGCCTGTTTTGTAGCACCAATAGCCGAAGCCGCTGCGCCTACGATCGCACCACCGATTAATGAAATCCCACCAATGATACCGCCGAGAAAACCGGCACCCTTCTTGAAAAGACCCACTACCTTTGCAAACTTGGAAACTTTCTTCTCGGATTTTTCCGCCTTATCACCAACGTCTTCAATAGCATCACCGGCATCGCGATAGCCTTGTGATAACGAACCTGTCATGAAGAACTGCATCTGATCTGTCAGAGCATCTATTGCTTGGGTCGTTTGATACGCATGATGTTCTACCTTTTCGAGCCCTTTGGTGATGTCAATCAATGCGCCGAGAACATCTTTGCTCAACGCATCAGAAATAGACTTACCAACTTCCTCGAAAGAGCGCTTCAGAGTTCTTGTAGAACTACCAATAGCACCAGTGATGGAAGAAATTACCTTTGAAGCAGCGGCACCTGCTATAGCAGCAGTTCCAACGCCAATGCCGCCTGAGCCCCCACCACCGATGCCTCCACCCGAAGTAGAAACATTGAGTTGTGTCTTGGAAACAGCTTTGATTTCTTTCTTTGTCTTTGCTAACTCATCACGAAACTTCTTCAGCTCACGCGAAGCTTTGTCAACGACTTTTAATTCAACTTTTAGATCAAGATCCGCCATTTTCTTCCCTTACTGTTTCCTCGAGCCAATCATGCAAGCAGCGCTGACTTTTACGCAGTTTGACTGCATCCTTGTGTTCTAAACCTTCATCCGAATGTTCATGTGCATGCGATTCGCTTATAGCTAACGCAAAGTAATGGATCTGCTCCATCGTCATGCCATTTGGATTATAATCTTCGCCGAGAATGTCTTGGAGTGAAAACCCATTGCGGATTAGGTAAACTATCAGTCTTCCGTAGGTGCTATCGTCGTCAGTCCTGGAAGAACTTCTTGTCCTTTTGCCAGAACGGCCTCCACTCTCTCGCCGAAAAAACTTCTGTTTACTCTTATGATCTCTAGTACGACTTCAATTACTGTGGCAAGGTCAAGTTGTTCAACATACTCAACATCAACCTTCATCATCATTGCGACGATTTCGAGAACTGCATCCCACGACTCTGTGAGAATGCCAATTAACGCTGGCGTAGGAATCGTGACCTGTCCTGTGGGGTCTACATGATTACCTAGAATTGGAACAAGGATACCAATCTTCTTGATCACAATTCCTGTTTGCTTCGCGTTAAATGGGTAGATTTTGTACTCTGTTCCAAGTACATCAACGCTACCGGTTTCGCCGAACAGTATTTCAAGTTCTTTATCTGTTATTGTTTTCTTTTTTTGTGTCATTTGTCCTTTCTCTTATAGTATGGGTATGAGGGGGCTTAGCCCCCTCAACTTTGCGTTATTTACGCAGCCTTCAGAATACGGAAGTACTTAGACTGACCCGTACCCTTTGTGCTATCAGCCAGTAGCTTACCAGTCAACTCAAGGTTGAAGGTTTCTTCTGTGATAGCCATCAGAGATGTGCTCTGGTTAACAGCAACGCGGTGAAGCTCGATAGTAACAGGCTCATCGCTGTTGTTGATGTTGTAGCCTTCGAACCAGATAGCGTACTCACGAACAGACTGAAGTGCGCCTTCGATCTTATCATAGTCAGCATACGTGTATGAAACTTGAAGGTCGGTTGCGCTTGTCAGCATGGTGACTGTGCCGTGGTCTGCGTCCAGCGTATAATCGGTATCTTCTACCAAAGCTGGAGAGCCGCCGCCATCTGTAACTGTTACAGAAGTCAGGCTAATCGGATGTGTCACCTGAACGATGTCACCCGCAGATACTGCGCCGTGGCTTTCCGCAGAAACAGTTGTGCCAGCTACTGAGGTGTTAGAACCGTAGTAAGCAAGTGCTAGCATGTCGGAGCTGAAATCGAAGGTTTCGAGAGCCATTTCGTAGTCAGTCTGGTTCAGCGAGTGAATGATGTTACCGGAAGTAACTTCACAGCGGCTGTACTGATCTTCGAAGTCTTGGTTGGTTGTAATTTCAAGGCGACGAGCTTCAGCAATACGGAAGTGATTGCTCAAAGTTCCATCAGCAGCACGAAGCGCCATACGAACAGCGCCACGGCCCTTGAAAGATTCTAGTGATTTGCATGTAGACATTAGTTAATCCTCACAATTAATTGTTTTGTATCCCAATCGGGAAGTATTTATGCCGTTCCTTTTACAGAATAACGTTGAACGTACACGAGTCTATCGTCCATTTCTTCAAGCGTTTCCGCCTCAAATTTGAAGTGCACGCATCCTTTTACAGCGGTTAGCGGCGATGATGTCATTGCATCCCTTATGTCATCAAGAACCGGGTATTGTGCTGCTTTTAAATCTGATTCTGTGTTATACGCAAGGAGAACCTTGACTATTATTTCGTATGAAGCGTCAATTCCACCTGGAATTCCGTTTGGATCGGGAGATGCATTTGACATCCCACCGTAAATTACCCAAGCACAGGGCAGGGGCGCCCTACGCATAGTTGGATCTGTGTGGTGCATTGCGGCAAGACCAGCACGAGAGTCGATTGTCGTAGCCGACTTTGTTTTTGTGATGGCATCATCCATCAAATCTGCTAATGCTGTCATTTGAATGCCTTCTTCAGTTGTTTAACTAGGTGCTTTTTAACCACCTTTTTAACACGAGGGGTGTTCATGTTAACTATTTGGCGGGCTGGCATGCGCTGACGACCTTTTTGGAGGTATTCTGCATACTCAACTGTGCTTCCAAGCTCAAGAACATTTCCTCGAACATTGTAATTGATGCTACGCCACAACTTCCCTGAGTCGTACAGCAGTCCTCGCCCTGCTGTACCACGTCTAATCCTTGACTCTAACGTAGCAAAACTCCATGGAGCCCAACGAACGCCTGCTGGATCTGTCTTACTGACAGCAATCCTGCGTCTAGCATCCGTCTGTAGTTCTTTACCTATGTCTTTCAATGAAAGGTTAATTGTGCGATCGATCTTCTGAGATAGTTTGTTTATCTCAGAGAATGCATTGCCACTAACCTTTAATGAAACTTCTAGGCTCACTGAACATTGACTCCCATAATTGTATACACACCATCGTCATAATGAACGTGCTGTGCTGAAATCTTTACACTTCCATGTGTAATAACGCATCCATTCATAACTAATCCCTCTGGAAGCGCTAACATCACTTTGTAGGTGTTGTGTGACGCATCATAAGAGGTGCGAGCAGGAATGAAACCACCATCAATGGCAGTAGCACCCACCGCATGAACATAAGCAGGTAGATCGCGTGCTATGTCAATGTTATCAGGAGTTGCGTTGACTCCCCATCCACTTCCTGTATCCTCGTAAGACGCAGAAGTTGTTTTTGAAATTGTTACGCGAGCATTACACTCAACTACTTCAAGCGGTAGGTTAAGATCCTTCTTAGACACAAACAATGCTTGATCAGTTTCTCGGTTAATCATGTAATCACCGCACTGAATGTCGAATAGATCTTCGAGGCGGCCATCAACCCACAATTTACGCTTTGAATCATCACCATTCGAGTTGTATGAGTTGTCATTGGAAACTGAGACGTATTTTGTGTCAAGATAGTTCGCATCGGTAAGACGAAGAACAAAAGGGTCTGGGCGGAAGATTTCAAACTCCTCGCCTAGTTTCTTTGCCACTTTACCGTACGCTTTGTATAGCTTTTTCTGTACTCGATGCATTGTAGTATTTACCTTTACTTTTCATTCATTCCGTTTTGTAAACTTTTTGTGTTCTTCGCAGTTGTTCGGCACGTATGTCTTCAACTACCTTTTCCAGTGCCCTCAGTTTCTCAGATGTTCTTACATTATTTTGGTTGTGCTCAAGCATCCAATCGTCTTGCTTGATCGCATTGTCTTCAAGGTCTTCTACCCTTTGTATTACAGTGTGCGGGTGTCCATCCTTTATGTGCTCTGCAAGATTTTCCTCAACAGCGGTCAACGGTTGGTAAACGACAAGTCCTGCTACAATAAGAATGACGCCTGACCATGCTGCGTAATTCCCCCAATTTGTTCTTGAGTTCTGCGTAACTGTGTCAATCAATCTGTCGATGTTTGAAGACATGTTGGTTATTGAGCTTTCCAATCTTGCTTGGTTGGTGGCGATTCCTTCAACAACACCTTCAAGACGGTCAAGACGAGCCTCATGCCTGGCATGCTTTGAATCATCACTTCGTCTTTCAAGTCGTTCTTCACTCATCCTTAACCAATACCTTTTTCAATGTTCTGTTTCCAATTACTACTGCTCCAAATAAAGCCCACAGCATGTAATCGACTTCTGTCTTTCCTTGATAGATCACCCACACGAACGACCAGCACATAATGGCGTACCCTGTCTGCGACCAGAATTTTGTGTGACTCAATGTCTGAGTCTTCTGGTCGATAAACAGGAAATTGTACAGCCACTTAAACATTATGCGTCTATTGCGTTCTCAAATCCTGGTTGTGTTTTCAGCCAGGTGTAGAGGTCTGCTTTGGATAGTGATGATGATTCATCAAATGGACCTTCAAGGTGCAACCTATCAATTGGTTCTTTTCCAGCGTCTCTGGTTTCTGCAGTAGCATACACCTCGAGGTCGACAGCTATACTGTTGTTTGAATCGTTTGGTGGAGTAAAAACTTCCACATGAAAGATTCGAAGGTATGCAGTGTTGAAATCAACTCCATACGTTGAGCTGACTGTCATTTGTAGTGCCATTATTATTCTCCTATTAAGAACTTGTTACGGTTTCCCAAGAACTGCCATTATAGAACTTGAGTTTATTGTTTGTGCTATCATAGATCAAGCCACCTGTGACACCAGTAGGTTCACTACCCGATGCATACGATGGGATAACGTATTGGGCATCACTACCACCGATGTATAGTTGCCCTTCGAATCCCGAACGAATTGTTACGGGACCACCAGCCTGGGTCTTGCGCGCTTGAAGAATAATACAAGTATTTGCGAAATCGTTTGAACTTGCACTTCTGCCAATTACTACGGATTCGTATGCATTTGAGAAAGCGTAGTAACCATTGACGACAGAGTAGTCGCCGGTACTTCCCAGGCCTGAAGCACGGCCCACTGCTATACCACCAGTAGCGCTGGAACCGATCAAGGCGTCAGCTCCAACAACTATGCTATAGTTACTTTGAACTGTCATGTTGCGCCCAATTCCTACACAACCTGTCGCTCCACAAGAGGAGTTCATTCCACCAATGATAACTGAGTTTGTACCTGAACATGAGTTACCGTTATTTGAAATGTTGATTGAGTTTGAACCTGAGGTCTGTGCATAAATTCCGATCGAGATTGATTGCGTGTTTGACGCTTTCGCATACTTACCAATACCAATCGAGGACCCGCCGGTAGCCTCCGAATCTTCCCCTATAGCGAGAGAGTCGGAACCCGTAGCGACTGGCAACGTTCCGTTGTAGTTTTCAGCAAAATAGTCTTCGCCTCCACCACCGCCTCCGGAAACTTCTTCCCAAGCAGCATTACCTGCACCGTCCGCAGTAAGGACGTAACCGTCAGTTGCAGATTGAGAATCAATGTCACCTGCCTGAACAGAAGTCAAATAAGAACCCAAGTCAGAAATGTCCGCTTCCGTCAGAGCACGACTTTCCCAATCAACTCCATCTGCAACGAGAACGTTGCGGTTTGTAGGCGTGCTTGTGTTTACATCACTGAGGTCAGAAAGTTGTGATGCGCCTCCACCGCTTGCAGCTTCCCAAGCAGCATTACCTGCACCGTCCGCAGTCAGAACATAACCATCGGTTACGCCAGTTGCATCAATTGTCGTTCCTTCATGAACGTGTGATGCGGCTGCATAAGAACCAAGATCACTTATCTGGCTTTCTGTAATTGACAGAGCTGCCTGATGTGCAGTAACATCACCTTCGGTTACTGTGTAGTCAGAAATCCAAGTACTATCAGTAATGTCTGCCATGACATGGGTATGACTTGATGCGGCCTTACCATCCAAAGCAGATTGTAGGTCTGTCTGATTACTCAGCGTTCCAGTAACATCACCCCAAGCGACACCAGTAATGTAAGAACCAAGATCACTGATCTGGCTTTCTGTAATGCTCAGAGCGCCCTGGTGTGCTGTTACATCGCCTTCTGTTACGGTGTAATCGGAGATCCAAGTTGAATCTGTGATGTCCGCCATCACATGAGTGTGAGAGGTAGGAGCATCACCTACTTTTGCAACCTCAGTTCCACCAATAAGAACCTTACCGGTTCCTTTCGGTTGGATGTCAATGTCTACGTTTGTGTCAGTTCCAGCAGCGGCGATGATCAAGTCATTACCAGTTGCACTGTTTGTGACATGAACGTAGTTGACAGCACTCGCTACACCCTCTGTAACCAAAACAAGTTCCCCGTTTCCGGTAATACCTACTTGTTCGTTGGTCGGCGAGTAAATTCCTGTGTTGTTGTCATCTGAAAAGCGAACAGATGGTTCGCTCTTCGTTCCATCAGGCAGCAGAACACCGTTATTAATCGTTACGATTTCGGTTGCGCCTGGATCAAGCTCAATGCCCGCCCCATCGCCTGCGCTGATGATGTTCGTTGTTGTATTAAAATCAAGAGCCATTAAAATTTCTCCGTTATTGCGGTCCAATCAATTGTATGAGCCGCTTCGCCCGTTACTGTGACCGTCGCATTTCCTCCACTCACACCCGCAGAAATGTCCCAACCAGCTGCTCCCGTGTCGTGTCCGGTATCACTCGCAACCCCGCCAACCAGCGATGCGGTTCCACCTACGTTCTTAACACAGAATCTCATGTTGCGCCAGTACGTATCATCTGTAGCATCTTCATGTCCACGAACTCGTACTTGTATGACGCGTTCTTCACCGCTCGGAATTGCAATAGTCGCAAGAACCGTTGGTGTAGCATCTGTTGTTTGATCCGAATCATTCTGTTGGTTGGTATCACTTACCTTCACACCACCAGTTGTCGAACCATCACCAACCCAAATCTCTTTAAGGTCGGTTGTGTAAATTACTTCACCTTCATTGAAGATGACTGTTTGTCTTTCGGCGTCAGTGCCTCGGCGTATTTGTAAAGCCATTATACGAAACTCCCACAATCCATAGTTGCGTTATTTGGCGAAGCTATTGTGCCCAAATCAATGTCCACTCCTGGACCTGTTGGACCGCCTGCTCCTGTGTTAACGACCCAAGAACCATTTTTTGAAACGTATTCGTTTCCATCAGATGGTGCGTGTGCAATGAATGCGGAGTCGTTTGTTAAAGTTGAAATGTTATCACTTGGCTGAACCGCACTGTCTGCCAAAGCACCTTGTGCTGTGGTTGCGTAATCGCCGTCATGATTATGTGTCGCATCAGATTTTGCATCCAATGCTCCTTGTAAATCTGTTTGATTTGAAAGAGTTCCTGTTACATCACCCCAAGCAATACCTGTGATGTAAGAGCCCAAGTCTGAAATCTGGCTTTCTGTGATCGTCAGAGCAGCCTGATGTGCGGTGACATCACCTTCCGTAACCGTATAATCACTGATCCATGTAGAATCTGTGATGTCAGCCATAACATGAGTGTGACTCTGTGCTGCAACGTTTACGCCTATGTCAGCGTCTTTCAGAATAGTTGCGTCAGCAGGTTCGTATACGCCTGAGTGATCATGCCCTGTATCAGACTTACCATCCAACGCGGATTGAAGATCAGTTTGGTCAGACAGTGTTCCAGTAATGTTGCCCCATACAGCGCTGTTTGGTGCGTCAATAAACTCGATTGCATCTTCTGCAACGTTTACTGCAAGAACCTTTCCGCCTTGTGATGTGAAGTTCGCAGGAGTGTCAGTCAATTCAACAAATGTTGTAGCACCGCCACCACCGGTTGTAACAAGCGCCCATGCACCATCTTTACGCAGGTACTCATTGCCGTCAGAAGGGGCATCTGTCAAATAAGAACCAAGATCGCTAATTTGCGATTCGGTGATTGTTAATGCGCTTTGATGTGCTGTTACATCACCTTCAGTTACGGTGTAATCAGAAATCCATGTAGAATCTGTGATGTCTGCCATCACATGAGTGTGACTCAATGCAGCGTAATCACTGTCATGGTTGTGAGTTGTATCGCTCTTTCCATCTAATGCGGACTGAAGATCAGTTTGATTTGAAAGAGTTCCAGTAATGTTACCCCACACCGCATCATCACCTGAGTCAGTTCCGTTTACCCAAGCAACTCCGTTCCACTTCAACACTTCTCCACTTGATGGAGTTGTGATAGTGACATCATTAATGTCGTTAAGGCTGTTTACGGATGCGGAAGTATCACTCCACTCAGTATCAAAGTCAGAATCGGACGTCTTTTTTAGGAACTGTCCTGTCGTTCCACCTACTGGAACGCCTTGTCCTGATGGACCTGCAACGCCAGTTTCGATTATTACTGTGTTGTCTTCTGTGTTAATCGTTACATTACTCATGATGTCACCTGCGCTTGCATGTTAATCGATGTGTACCATACGGTTTTAACCGTACCGTCTGTATACGTCGCTTGAACATCCGTGAGAAAAGTTGTAATGCGTTTCCCTCTTCGTGGTGGAAGTTCCGCCGTTTGTTCTGGGGTAAGGGAAAGTGTGAAAGCACCATTTGCAGCATCAGTTTTTGTGACGGTCCAGTTTACAAGAACGTCCTGGGAGTATTCTTTCTTGATGCCTGCGGCTAAATCTATGTTTGTGATGTCTACTGGGTTTCCGTCTGATCCGTTCCATACACAGTCAAGAGACCATGTATCGCCATGAACGAATGTATCGGGAAACGCATCACCATTTTGAATGGTATGTGTTGCCATAAGTTAACTCCCAAATTGTGCTTGCTAAAACTATTTATCGTTTAACGGATCATTATGCCCGCAGTGTTTCTTAACCAAACACCTAGCCCCATTGCTCTCAACTCACGCTGAACAGCATTAGGCAAGCCATCTGCTTTTGCGCCTTTCTTGAACTTGTAGCTCAGAGGACCAACACCATACGATTCAATGTATTGTGCGTCATGCAGTTCATACTCAGTAACAATCCCTTCTTCGTCACGTTCCAAGTAGAATAGAGCCATTTCACAAGTGGCGTTTATTAGTTCTTGCGGAATTACGTTCGAATCGTAAACGTATCCGTCTTTATCGTAGATGACTTCTCGAGGAAATTGTAATGCTTGTGATTGTGCTGTCTTTCTACCACCAAAACGTTCCGCATTAATGCGTCGAGTGGCCATAGCAAGTGCACTTTCCTTATCAGAAGTGGATAACGCATCCCAAGCATCTGTGCTTAGGCGTGCATCCATGTAATCATCTGCTTGTTCGACAGTGCAGTAAGAGTTTGAATCTTCCCCACCTATCGTTGCGTCAAAGGTAAATGCCATTTCGTGCTCCTTAAAAAGAAAAAGGGGGCGGATGTTTCCACCCAGCCCCCTTTAGTTCACAGTTCGTTAATCAAGGGATTGATTAAGAACCTGGGTTTGTAGCAACGCTAGAACCAGTTACCAGCAACTGAGTTGCTGATGGCTCAATCAAACCGTACTTGAACACGCCGTACCAACCGACGTTGACGAAGCGACCCAGCTTGTCAAACGGACCAGTGATGCGGATTTCTGGCATCTGGCTCTCAGCAAGACCGAAAGCGTTGAAGCCGATGAAAGACGAAATGTAATCATCTGGCTCAGCAGGCGAACCTGTGCCGTTTTCAGTTACTGAACAGTCGTTGTTGCGAACGATGCGGAAGCCTTTGTACATGCCAACTTCGTTCATCAGAACAGGAAGTTCGTTGTTGTACTTGTTAACATCTTCCCAAGAACCAGCTGAAGAACCTTCACGTAGATCGTGAATAACGTCGTCGTGCATGATTGCAACGTAAGTGCCAGTTGCGCTGTGCTTAGGCACGTTAGCACGAGCCAGTTTGTTGTAAACCTGGTTCAGAGCGGTTGGGGTGATGATAGCACCAGCTTTGTCGGTAGAGTTGCTTGAACCTTCAACAGCAGCGATAGCTAGCTTGTTGCGAGTTGTTGCCATGTTCTGACCGATCAGCTGCATAGCAGCCATAGCGTCACGACCACCGGACTGAAGAACAGCAAGGTTGGTCAGAGACACAACGTTACCATACTCAACTGGGGTGAAGGAGATCGCAGAATCGCTCATCTGCTCAGAATCAACTTCTTCACGCTCATTCAGTGGGGTTTCGCCATTTGCGAGCTGTGGGTAGCGAGCGAAAGAAACGCTCTTTGCGTTCATGTCATAGTTCCACTCTGCAAGAGCGTCCATGACGTTTGCCTGACGGTATGCCAGGATAAATTGTGTTTTCAGTTCCTCAGTGATGCGAACATCATCCAGTTGTACGGAACCTGTTAGTCCTACGTAAAAATCAGCCATTGTAGCCTTCTCCTAATTACTTAATGTTGTATTTTGCTTTCAGAGCGGCGAAGTCGTTAAACGTTGCGCGCGGATTCTGTTGCAATTTCTTTAGTTCATCAAGGTACCCGCCACTACTTTTGCCCTCTCCAGGACGTTTTGTGTCAGGTATCTGTGGCTTTTCGCCGAAAAGCACTTTGTGCTTCTCCTTCACTTCGGTGATGGCATCCACCACAGATTCAGGCTTCAGTGTTCCCTCATCATCAAAAACCAGCTTATCGCGGTTGATTAGAGGCAACGCTGTTTCAACAGCAACTGCTCCAGCCTTCGTTAGTTCGGAAGTTAAGGCAGCGTCCGCCGCTGTGTTCCGAATTTTCGTCTGAAGCGAATTGTTCTTTTCCAATTCAGCCTCGTACAGTTCTTTGTACTTTCCTTGTTCCTTCTTCTGGTCTTCGTCCGCCTTATTTGCAGCGTCTTCTAACTTCCGAAGCTTCCCTTTAACCTCATCGCGACTCGACTTGATGTCATTTACCACATCATGGAGTCGTTGAATTTCGGCAAGTGCATCCTCAACAGTACTGTACTTTGCTTCTCCTGAATCTTTTTCACCTGCAGGAACATCCGTTCCGCTAGTTGTGTCTTTATTATCAGTTGTTTCTTGTGTGCCGTTTTCGTCTGGCTTGACGTTTTCTGGATTAGGCATCCACCTACCTCCTTCAGGGCATCCACCCTTCTATAAGTTTATTTATCGGTTATTGGTCTTCAGTATCGTTTTGTGGTGTTTGAACAGTTCCACCTCTGTATTGATCAATCTCTTCTACCTTCGCTTCCGCTTCGTCTTGTGTCATTCCTTCCGTTTTCATGAAGTAATCAATGCGGGAAGCACGTCCCTCACTGATCTTCATTGACCACGTCTCTTCTTCTGCCTTGGAATCGATAGGAAGATTTGCGTCTGGAATAGAAACAAACGCTAATGCAGAATCAGAGAATGTTTGACCATGTCCAATGTTCCAAATGTGCATCGACATGTACATCATGTGCTTTAATGAGCGTTCCATCATTCGTGAACGCTGGCGGCGCAATTCAAGGTTGTCAATCTCTTCAACGACAAGTTGGAAGCCGCTACGCGCATTCGCACCGTCTGTCATCTTAACACGAACAGACCAGTCCGCTGCGTAATCATGCATCCAACTGTTAAACATTTGTGTTGGTCCGGTGAAGTCGATAGTCGGGCCTTTGAACTCAAGATAGACTTGCTCAACACCACTAGTGTCAATTTGTACTACTTTACCCAATCCCATAACGGTTTGTGATGGAGCACTATTTGTCATTCGTGGAAGAGGTTGTTTGTATACTTCTTCAACCTGAACGCCAGGAATCTCATCATCAGCAAAGTTAACGTTTGTGTAAAGTGTCTGGTTCACACTCCATGATGCGGCGAAGTCCATGTCCACCATGTGCATGTTGTATGCTTCGTTGAAATGAATTAGATCCATTCCAGGACGACACCAGAAGCCAGTTCGTGGCATTGTGCTATCGTAGAAAGGAGTAACAGGGATTACGCCGTATGGATTGTCTTGCGTTTCATACATCTCCGCAGTCATCTCATAAGCGCCTTTCTTCTCACGCCAATCTTCAATTGTGTCAGCAGTCCAAATGCGGAAGTATTCCCACTCATCAGACTCATCACTATCCAGCTTGACTACAATCTTTGTAGGTTGACGGGAAACAGGATGGAACTCCACATACGCGTTTCCACGATGGAGTAGATCGAACACAAGAGTGTCCGTTTCGTCTGAGAACTGTTGTAGTACAAGAGAAGTTTTAAGTAGGCGAGTGACCAGATCAAGATTGACGCAGAAACTCTGAACATCTGCTGCGGAGTAAATCTCAACAATTGCTGCTGTTTGATTCTCGTCTGGAGTATCACTGTCTTGCCACACTTCAAATGCTGGCGGCTCATCAGTGAAAAGTTGTGATGATTTTTCTACCACACGCTTTGTAAGGTTGCGGTAGCGGGCTCTCATTCCTTTTTCTTTCCAGAATGCTCGACCCTGTGATGGTTCGTTCAACATGTCGACAACATACTGTAGTTGTAGACCGTCAAGGTAATCCAACGCTTTTTGTGCTTCTTGCGATGGCTTAGTTTCAAATAGTTTGCAAAGTGAATCCATGTTATCCTTTCCTGATTGTTACGCGCTTGCGGTCCATTTCCTGCAATGGATACTGGTAATGTATGAAATACCCCGCAGCATCGACAGGGTGGTCTATGTCATTTCTTTTTTCTGGCTTGCCGTTTCTATCATACGACTGCATTTCCAAAGCCTCAGCGTATTTAGGACAATTTTCTGTATTTACACGGTATCGAATCTCGCCTTTCGCATTACAAAACATAGAGTTCATCGATGCTACACGATTGCGCACAGGTGGATTCTTTGTTGGGTGGCGTACTGTAAACCCAGCATTCTTAAATTGTATGATGTCCGCAATTCCAGCATTACTGCTTTCACTTTTACCGGAACTATCTGGATACATTATGATTTTGCGGTTTGGATACCGCCTTTTGATCTCTTTTATCGTTTCCTCTGTGTTCTTCATGTCACAAATTTCATCAAGTGCAAGCGGCTCTTGATTGTGAACAACATGAACGATAGAGGAGTTGTGGTTTACGTTAAAGTCCTGTCCAATGTGGAGCACATGTTCAGGAAAGTCGGATAGCGTAAGATCAGTGTGGTTCTTTTCACGATCAAACGCATAGTACACAACACCACTCTGCATGTTGACAAAGTAACCGTCAATGTATGCTTGTGCCAATCGTGGTTCGTATAGGCTTTCCTGTTCATCAACGTATTCTTTATCGAGGTGTGGATTCTCTCTCATTGAAATACGGATGAGGCGGCGGTCTTCTTCGTGCTGATTCTTCTCGAAGAACTTGTATGTCCATCTGTATCCTTCCGGAGTAGTTGTGATGAACTTCTGGCGGAACTTGCCATCAGATACACGAGAGCTGATAGAAATCCAAGCATCATCAACCAAGTCTTCCTCAATTGTGTCAATCTCGTCAACACCCGCCCAAGCTGCTGTGATACCACGAAGGCGTCTGTGGTTCTCAGCACTACGCAAAAGGATGCGACATGGGCCTTGCTCGAAATGAACAGTTATTTCTGGAGATTGTCCTGTCTTCATTTCGAAAGGAATTTCGAAGTCCGCAAGCACCATGTCAAACACAGGCAACAACGCATCCTTTACCATACTGAATGTCGGTTCCATAATGATGCCAGTCTTGTATGGTGTTAAAGACGCCATGTGGAGCGCTTTGATGGCAAGAGAAACCGTTTTACCCGCACGGAAACCCCCTACGTAGGCAAGATAGGGGGTTGTGACGTCTTTAACGAATTGTTTCTGCTTAGGAAGGAGTTCGATCATTCGTCCAGTTCAACAGGAATAGCCTTTGGTAGTGCGGGAACTGTGGCCTCGTCAAGGCGGCTACCGTCATTCCATCTGTGCTTTATCTTTCCGTAAGCAAGTAGTGCGGTGAGATGTTGTTTGTGTCCGTCATTAAATGCGATTTCACGAAGGCGGTTCATACACAACTGTTCGTCATGGATGCGTCCACGTTCGATAGCGTCGTCAAGTTCTTTGTGCTTCTTACGCCAATTTCGGAACGTTGTGACACCAACTCCAAACGCCTTTGCGATTGAAGCAATTGTGTAACCTTCTGAAGACCATTTCTCCGCATTGCGAAGATTCTCTGGCGTCAGGTCGAATTCTTTTTGTGGTTTTCCAGCCATAATGTATTTTTAAAGGGGTTGGTTGTGTTGTGGAAGTATTTATCCGTATTGAATCACGCTTTTCATCGCTTTATCATAGTTATCGGATAATTTGCGGTTCATTTGTTCCAATTGTTCTTTTAGGTCATTGATTTCAATGTCCTTTCTTCCCAATTCCGCCTCATAGTCGGCAACTGTTTCCCATAGTTCTTGTTCCATTATTATTCTCCTTTGTTCATGCCAGAGTTTCGGCATTCCCTACTCTGGCGGAGGGTTCCACAAGATCACACCCGAAGATGTGGCCCTATGCCTTATTCAGTTCTTCTTGTTTTGTTCTTCGAGATGAATCACTTCCCTATCCGAATAGATCTCTTCGATGAAATTGTCAAGTTCAGGGTTGATGAATTCGTATTCGACTGTTCCATCATCGTGTTCTGTTCTGATGCATCTGCGGAACAGATAACCTTTCGTTGTTGTCATAGAACTCCCATCGCGTCTTTATACTTGATTTCTGCCAATGCTTTTGTATGCATTTCGAACTCACGGTTTGCGTAGTGAATCAGGTCGTTGTAAATCAACTGGTCTGGAGCATGATCGAGCTCACCCCATGAGTAATGCCTCCGAAAGAACCACATCTGCCCTGGTGATCTTGTGTTCCAAGCGAATGTGAATGTCATCCCTTCTGCAGATGTGCGGACGTCGAGTTCATCAGCAATTGTTTGTTTCCTGATGTGTTCAATGAATTCGTATAGTTTGTTCATTTGTCTTCCTTATGTTTTCTGTTCTGATAGTTTCTTGTGTGTTGATCAACACGTTGTTTAAATTCTTCGTCTGTTTCCCTACGTTTCTTTCTGTACTTCCGCTGATACGCACGATAGTGATCTATCCCGCCATTTTCTTTCCATTGGCGTTGGTGCAAGCGGTTGTGTTCTTTTCTTTCTTCATCAGTCATTTGTGAATAACGGATTCTACGAGAAACAGCAGAGTAGTGCTTTTGTTGTTCTCGTGTGAGATCGTTCCACTCAACACCCACACCAAACAAGATGTACATTAGTGAGTATCCGTTAAACAATTTTCGTGGCTTAGATTTCATTTGAATAACTGAACCTTGCTCATTGCAGGAGTGTCAGAAGGGATAATCCGTCTTTTTTTAACACTTGTTGGTTCCATCGAGAAGTAACTAACAGTTCCTCTAATGCTCTTAATTGCATGGAAGTGTGTTCTCTTCCAGAATGGAGTAAGATACGGGCCATAACCTTTCATTGAAGCAAAGATTGAAATTGGCATAGAACGATCCCACTCTGAGAGGAGCTTCTTTGCTATTCGTGAATCAACCTTATCGATTTCGAGGTAAGACAATTCCCCCTTTAATGTGACTACTCTTTTTGTTGTTGTGGAAGACTTTCTTTTTGTTTTTCTTTCCGCAGGATGATGTTTCACTTTAGATGTTCTTTCAGGAAAGACATTATCAATGACCACAATCTTAAACTCATGGTCCGCAGAAATAGTTTTTGGTGACGTGAGCGGAGCGACTGCTGTGCTTGCCGCTTGCTTGCCAGTGACGATTTCTATCAATGCTATGTTTGGTAGTGTGTCATACTCTTCTGGAATTTCTGACTGTTCCCAATACGTCGCGTATGGGTAGTTGTGATTTTCGGTGTTATCGTCCATGTGTTGTGTTATCGGCTTTGGTGTTGAACGGATGTAACATTGTTTGCATCTCGAGTAGTATCCGTCCTTTGATTTGTTGCTTGCGTAAAACTCTGAAACATGTTTTTCTTGAAGGCAATGACAACATCTCTTAGTCTTGTTCATCCTGTCTTGATCCTGGGTACGCTATCCAATACATTTCCATGAAGCGATCAAGGTCCATTACAACGAGGTCTTGGTATTGTTTGCCAATCTTCTTCATTACGAGGAAATTGTTACCCTCTAACCAATTGTACACGGAAACTGGAACAGAAGCGCGGAACTTGCATTCGACTTTCTCTAAAGGACGATCCAGGGTGCCTATAACAACGTCTGCATCGAGTTCCTTTTTAGAGGCGCCCAATGATACTTGTGGGGATCGTTCAGCCTTAATACCAGCGTTTCTTAGTGCGTCACGAACCTTGTTCTCGTAGTTGGTGCCCTTGACTTTTGACTTACTCATTTTCTTGCGAAGCCTTTTGCGTCGGACATGCGACGACAAGAGGTTGTCAGAGCTTTGATCGCGTTGTTGAAGCTGACGGGTTCGACTTGGAGGCTTCCAAGGTCGTATTCGAGGACAATAGATTCGGGAACGTCTTCGAAGTTGAATGTGCCCTTATTACCACGAACGTCAATGTTTTGTAGTTTGTATCCTTTGACCTTGAGAACGGCAGCAAGGATTATGTCTGTAGTGCTGTATACATTATCCATTTGTATTTCCTTATTGTTATGTGTTGGATTATACTGTATTTAGCACAATAAGAAAATGACTATAAATACGGACGCGCAAGTCCTTTTGTTGAGGGTGCGTAATCTAAGGGAATGAAGAAACCCCTGACCTGTGGAGAACGGATCAGGGGTTTCTTTTGCCGGGCGCAGAGCCGGCTTGCCCTTGGAGAAAGGGTTGGTGGTGGTTCAGTAACAATTGGTATACGCTTGATTACCAATGTATGATGTTGTGCAGTTCAGGTTCCGCGGTTGAGGTTGGTTCATCATCTGCATTCCTTGGAAGATCATCTGCTTGCGCATTTGGCACTCCTCAGGACTGCCCTCAGGACCGCATGCACGCGACAATGCTGTCTGACATCCAGACAACACTGCGGCGGCGATTGCGATTGCGATCACTTTTTTCATTTCAGTATCTCCGAAAATAGCCGTCCGTGGCTGTTGGTGGTATCAGTTCTCTTCCTGTGTGTTGTGGTCAATCGTGTTCAGCCACTCCATAAAATCTTCCATGACAGCGGGGTCGTCTTCGTCCGCTTCAAACGGCAATGCGTCGTTGAACTCCTGGAAAAAGTTATCCATCTCTGCTTGCGTGTAATCTCTGTACGTGATCATTTCAATTATTCCCCTTCGGTTTGAACACCCACACCAAAGACAAAAGGAACCAGATTCCTCCACCGAACAGTGGTGACAAATCAACAAGGGAGTATCCCAACGCAGTCTTCGGAAGTTCGTTGTACAGTAGAATACCAAATACGAACACGATGAATGATAGAACAAGGCTGATGTATTTCATTTCAGTTCTCCAGATCAAAAACGGAACACGGAGCGTTGCTGTCGAACTTGGTGTCGAAGTCGGGGTCGTCCTCGTCAAGGAAGTCAATGTTATGAGCATCGCGCCACGCTTCGAAGTCAGCCTCAAGTGCGTCAACTTCATCTTCTACAGTATCGTCTGCGATGTCAAGGTCATGGTTCTCAAAGAACCATTCGGCGCGGAGGTTCGCCATCTGTTCACGGTCAAGGTAAATCATTTCAGTTCTCTTCTATTCAGTTCAATCCAGGTTCCGCCTGGTCGGTGTTGGTTTCCCCAACTGATGACCCTATCTTACATGACCTCATCCATGAGGTCAACTGATTTGGTCAACGAGAAACAGTGAATAGAATGGTGTACGCGAGATTGTCGTCGGTACCTTCGTCGTCGGTCAGGTCCATAACTGCGTCAACGACCGAACCCTCGAGGTCCTCATCATAATAGACAGCAATCACGCCCAGGTGATCGTGAACAATGACGGACATGAATACATCATCTCGCTCGGTGCGAAATTCGTCGAAGTATTCGTTGATGTCAGCGAAGTCAAACGACTCCGGAATGTTTGAAAGTTTCATGGTCTATTTCCTATGTCTTATAATGTCAGGCAACCCCTGACTGGTATGATTACCTTACCAGACCCCATCCTTGGGGTCAACGCTGGTCAGAACGAGAAGACCTTGCCTTCAGCAATCATCTGTTCCACATTGGCGGCTGCCTCAGTTTCAGCCCCATAAGGAACAGCGTCGTCACCGAGCATGTCTTTTGCTTTGAGAAGGGCGGTCTGGTAATCGTTTGCACGAGCAGTGTAGAGATCGCCATCGGTGTTGGTGAAGCGGAACTTGGTCATTTGAATTACTCCGGTTGCTTTGTCAGTATGGTCATTATCTGACCCTAAACTGCCCAGGACAACGCCCTGGGCAATCAGAAAAACAGCATCCACACGACAGCAATTACCAGAGCGCCTGCAATTACGTTGAATACAGCATCCGTTCGAGTCATTTCGTAATCACTGTTAAGTACCTTTTCACGAAACTGTTCATCGCCCATGCCGCGAACGAGGAAACCTACGAAGAAACAGATCACTCCAGCGATTGGGATTGCAATTGCAGTGATCAGTAGCCCACCAACAATCATCCAAACCGGAAACCCAGTAAACGCCAATACCACACCAATAATAACCAGGAAACCGAAGAATGCGCCCCAACCACTATCTTCCTGCGTATTCTGCTGGTCTACGGTGGCGGTGATGTTCACGTTTTGCGAGTCACTCACCTGAATGAATACTTTGTTTTCCTGGCTCATCGTTTTATCCCATGTTGGTTTCGACGAGAGCAAGATTACTGGTACTAACAGCCCACGTCAACTCCAATCGATGTCTTCCATCTGAATCCAGTACTTGCGGAAAAGGAATGTCGTACGTAGAGCGCTTTCTTTGCCGTTATACCCCATCTGTTTTGCGATTTTGTTTAGTTTGCGGAATTTGTCGCGAGTGAGGTCACCACCGATACCATGTTCGTGATAGAACTGTTCCACCGCCTTTGCGGCAATGTGTACGTCTTTAGGTTTGGCAGCACGTAATTCATCAATGCGTGCCTGTAGGTTCTTCATTTCTTGCTCGAGTTGAGCGATTGTGGATTTCATTATGTTTCTCCTATGTCTTATTTGTTATGCGTATTTATGTGCGGTTAATCCTCGTCATCAAGACCAAGCAACTCCGCTGTTATCGCTTCTTGTTCTCTTCGGTTTTCCTCCAACTGAATAGCGGCACCAGCATGTTTCATGTGATGTTCAAGAACGATTTTAAATTCGTATTCCTTAATCTTCATTCGGTCCTTATGTCCTCTTACGCATTCCAGCCACACATGCGCGTATGTCTTCCATTCGCCAGGTGCGTTTAGTATTCGTTGTTGGAGGAAATCAGGTACCCACGTGTATCGCTCGGTGTCATTTCCCATCAGAGAACCAAACAACTCACGGAACCGGTTCATACCTACCGCTTGTGCTTTTGTTACCGCAGTAGCGCCATCAAGCCACACGAAGACGTGGAAGTTGTTCTTTGTGCTCCATGTGTGGTATGTGTCAATCAGGTAGTAGGTGTTTGGTTTGAAGTCCAGTATGGATGCTGGTGTCAACCCGAGGTCTTGTGCGGCACTTATTGCTTGTGGAATAAACCGGTAGTCTTTTGCCTCCGTATTCAAGTTCCGTGCCATCTTATGCCAGATGACGCCTTTATCCAGATCCGGATTCGTGATGTAGACCTCCATCGGTCTGTATTTGATGTCGCCACCTGCGGTGCGCCAGTGTAATTCTTTACCACTCATTTGTCTTATCTCCTATTTGTATCACATTATACTACTCATTCCATAAACGAAACAAGTTGTGTGGCACATAATGCCTTGCCGAAGGCGAGTGCATTTGTGTCGCCAACTGGGTGGATTTATGAGCGACCAACAGGAGCGAGTAAATCCACCGAATACAGCGCACCGCCAAAACTATTGAATAAAGAAAGCCCCTGGTCAGAGAAGGTCAACCATAGGCAAGCCCAAAAACAAAAAGTGTTTTGTTCTCACATCGGTAGCCCGACAACTGGCGTTGCGTAATCCGTAATCAGAGCCTTCTCATTACGGCACAACTCACAGGAGGAACTCACAGACTACATTGTCGTCATCTGTGCCAGGTATGCCCCGCCTGACCCACATAGGGATTTCTTGACCGACTTGCTACATTGCACAACAGAGTGCTTGCTAGGATACTGCGTGTCTTGGTATCCAGTTTAATAGGGCAAAAGAAAACCCTATGTTGGAACGCCGACGATGGCACATAGGGTTTTAAAGAAATCGTATTGTGGTTATCGTCGTTTGTGTCTGGTTCCAGCAGACCTAAATGTATTTATACACAATACTAGGTAGGATGTCAACAGGCTTACACGAATCTATCGAATGATCCGTCCTCCACCATTGCCTTGCGTAGATCGTCTGATACCACACCGACCTCGGATAATGAGGGCAGTGCTTCGTAGAACTCATACGGAACGTCGAGTATCGTTTGGTCATCGCATCGTGGCTGTCCTTCATCTAACCACCACCAGTATCCGATGATACGGATGTGTGGCATTGCTGGTTTACCAGCAATGTAGAAATGCGTCATGAACTCATCGACGAAGATAGCGTGGTCGTTATACTGCGTAATTTGGTCTTGCAGATCAGCGATTGCATCATCTTCTAACCATCCGTCAAGATCTTCTTCCCAAGGTGGCATTAAAATTTGACGGTTGTATTCCATGTTCTTGCCGATTGTAACAGCAAGGCGAATAAGTGAGGGATTCAGTACGAGTACTGGGTCTTGATTTTGCATTAGTATGCTCCTGTAATGTTAACCTCGATAAGTGCCGAGGGTGTGGAAATCCACAAGAATTATGCTACAGGGGTTATAGTGGGAGGACAACGATTTTCTGTAATACCCAAAAACTCGTGAGAGCAAAGGGGGTGAAAAGGGGGTCTTGTGTTATTCGTATTCGTCGACCTCTAACTTAAAGTCTATAATGTCGGAGTTTCCCACATACCCGCTTGTGTCGTCAACCCACAATTGTGACATTATAAAATCTGTGTAGTACGTTGTGTCCGAACTTAACGTAGACAATCTTGTATCTGCGTCAGTTGGACCGACAGTAGACAGGTTTGGATAGATGTATAGCGGATCTCTTTCACCGTAGATAAGATTGCCTGCGAAGTCGGTTGTAGGAACAGCATACGTATGTGTTTGTGCCATGTAAAGACGAACACCATCCGTCATTGAAAGACCTGTGATCTTCCAACGAACGCGTTTTGCTTGAGAGTATGTTCCCTCAATCTTTGCGTAGAGATACTTCGTAGCGGAATGTTTGACCCAATCATCATCCTCTGGACGGCGAATCGGATAGTAGTAATACTTGAACAGGCTGTCCTTCAGACCCTGATTCTTCCAGTTCGAATTAAACACCTCTTCGTCTACGAAGGGGCTTCCTGTTCTTTCAAAGATTGAGATTTGTAATGACATTAGTACGTAGACTCGTATGAATAAGTTCTGCCTTTATACACGAAAAAGTTTCCATCACCGCTCATTCTTCCAATAGGCCTATCTGTGTATGATGAGGTTACATCCACCCTCTCTGTAAAACTCCACGATGTGGATTCATCAAACACTTGAAAATTTCCGTTAGTGGACGCTCTATCGAACGCCGCTAATCGGGTACCGTCGTCAGAAAGAACGAGTCTTGTGAACTCATCCGCTGGGGAATTACGGGCAAAGTTGTCATCCTCAGCCCAAGAACCCCCACTGTACTTCCACACATACAGCGAGCCGAAGCCAACCTCGCCATACTCAGGGTGTAATGACATGACTGTTCCATTGTAGTTTAATGCAGGTTCGATTATTCCTGTTTGGACGTACTGAAGCATTGTTGTTTCTTCTTGAAGCGACCAAGAACCAGAATACTCATAAACAAAAACTCTACTTGTTCCAGAAGCACCGTTCTTGCGTATTGCAATAACGTTTCCATCTCCACTAAGCCCCGCAGGACCGTATCCTGTTGTAAACTTAGTTTCGTATTCAAACGAAGCAGGAGATCCACCAAAGCGGAACACAGCTATTGAGTTCAACGCTGCCCTGCCCATCATTAAAACAGTTCCATCGTCGTTCAAGTCGACGCTGTGAAAACCCCAATAATAGTTGGTTTGTCCCATCGTAGCATTTGGCCACACAGTTTCGTCGTATGTCCAAGTTGAACCCGAACGCCTAAAAATGTGAACACATCCCGTGTTTGGGATAATAGGCGAGCCTCTATCATCATCTTGATACGCATTAGCAACAGCGGCTACTGTTCCATCACCGGAAATGGCAACACGTTTTGCATAATTGCCTTCCGAACCTGGATTACTCAGCGTTCCTTCCAATGTCCATCCGCCCAGCTCATTACGAACATAAACGTACGCTGCTCCTCCTATCTCTTTACCGAGAATCACTCGTTGCCCATCGGAAGTAATGTCTTCGTCGTTGGGAACCCAACCGACGTTAAACTCCTGAATGAGAGTAGGTAGCGTAATTGTGTTTTTATCAGTAAAGAACCCAGTAAACATTATGCGAAATCCTTGTTGTAAGAACAAAATACGTTCGTTCCGTCGGAAATACAAGTCATTAGATCAACATCTCCAGATCCTGTTGAAATTGCAGGCGTCTGCCCCGCTCGGAACTTATAAGCACTACCAAACGCCAGTGTATAAGGCCCAGCTCCCTGTGTAAACACAAACATCATTGTTTGGCCTGCAGTCAAGTTAGTTGGATTAGCAAGGGTAGCGTTGTGAGCCAGTGTCAGCTTAAACACATTGCTTGTAGAAGCGTCCACGCTAACTGAAGCACCACTTGTCAATGTGGTAGGAGAAACAGCTTGTGCTTTTGTGAAAGTATTCGCTTCGTTTGTTACCACAACTGTGGATGCAAGATCGATCTCTCCGGCCGTTATAGTGAGCCTTGAAGTATCGCCTGAGCGAACGACACCGTATGTGGTATTTGTTGCTTCCGGAACGGAAATCACACCACTTGTTACATCAATGTTATCTCCTACCTGAACGACACCTTTAACGCCTGTGGTAGCGTCTGTTCCTGAAAGAACTCCTGATGATAATGTAAGACCAGTATTTTCAGTTACCTGAAGAATACCTTTTGTAGTATAAGTGGCATCGGGAACTGCCGTAGCGGAAAGAACACCGCTACCGTCAATAGACAAACCGCTACCAACCTTGACTCCACCAAGCTCCGTAGGAGTTGCGATGTGAAGAGATAATACTCCTGCCGCAACATCCAAACCATCACCAACTTGAACCAATCCCAAAGACCCAGATGTTGCAGAAGGAACAGAAATTACGCCACTCGCCACGTCAATGTTTGTTCCTACCTGAACAACACCTTTAGAACCTGTAGTGGCATCTGGTAGGCTTAGTTCGGAAACGTCTACAGATACAACGCCTGAAGATACATCAAGGCCGGTACCCACTTGCATTATACCTTTAACCGACTCTGATGCATCTGGAATACTCAACTCAGATACGTCTACAGATACAACGCCTGCTGTTACATCGAGGCCGCTACCTACTTGCATTACGCCTTTGACTGACTCTGAAGCATCTGGAACGCTGATGTTTCCGCTTCCATCTACATCGATGTTTCCAGCTGTTGGAACTATAACACCACCAAGTGATGTGGTTGTAGCTACTGGAAGCGATCCACAATCAACTGAAATCACACCATCTGTTACGTCAATGCCTGAACCGATTTGAACGACACCTGCAACTAACGTAGTAGCGTCTTTTGCATACAACTCGCACGCTCCAACACCGTCTGTAGCTGATCCAAGATCATCGTAGCCAGTTAAACATGCGAACAGCGAATCTGATGTGATTTCAACACTAGAGAGTTTCCCTGACGTTGAACTTGTGATAACAATGTCCCCGCCACTAATGGAAGCCGTTGCTCCTGACAAATCATCATTGATCTCATCAATCAAGTCCGAAAACGTTTGAGCATCATTTCCAGAAACTGAAACAGTTTGTGTTGCCCCTCCATCTACCTCTACGGTAAATGTGTATGATGAACAAGCATCGTTTGCGAGTCCTGTGGAATCGCCTCCGGATACTGAACCTCCCATGTCCACAGTCCAAATTCCCGCCGTGGCAGTATCTTGGATGTATAGGTGTTCACCTATTTTTACAATACCTGGAGTAGAATCAGTTGCATCTGGAATCAATGCCGCAATGTCTGCAGACGATGTGTCTTCAATCGCTGTGATGCGTCCTTTCGTGTCCACAGTTATGTTCGCTACTGGGTATTGTCCAGGCGAACTTCCTGGGCTTCCGGTCAATAGATGTGTTAATTGAGGATTGGTTCCGACCTGTGCTCCTCCATCGCCGTTTAAGTCGCCGAGAAGTTTAATTTCACCTAGTTGGGTATCTGTTGCTTCTGCCATTTGTTACTCCGTTATGAGAAATCTTTTAGTAATTGGCATACGAGAGTATCTGTATCTGTTACCAAAATGTTTACGATGTCCACACTATCCTCTCCAGTTGAGAGTGTCGGGGTATCATCAAATTTAAAAGCCGAGTTGAACGAGGCGGTTCTGCTTCCCGTACCGTCCTGAACCAAGATAAACGTTACCATCGATCCTGCAACAAGATTAGTAGGCTTGTTTATTGTAGTGTTTCCTGTTAGAACCATCTTAAAAGCATTAGATGCGCTAAAATCAGGGGTCCAAGACGAGGTAAATGTTTCCGTCACTAACGTAGGAACCTGTGCTCCTACGAATGCGTTTTGTTGATCGTCTTCCGTTACGTTAGGGCAAGTCAATTCCCCAGATGTGATGTTAATGTGGTTTGAGTCAGCGGTTTGAATAACACCAAATGTGGTATCCGACACAGCAGTTGGAACGCTGATCGTTCCTGAAGAAACATCAATGTTATCTCCCACTTGAACAACACCTTTAGAACCTGCGGTGGCGTCAATAGCTTCAAGATCCCCAGCAGTGATTTCCAATCCTGTTCCTGTTTGGATCTGAACAATCCCTTTGGATGAGTATGTGGCATCTCCCTGACCGCGAGCCAGAACTCCGTCATCAATGCCCAACCCAGATCCAACTTTCACAAGCCCTAATGTTCCAGCTGATGCTATCGTTGAAGTTGAGATTATGCTGCTTCCATCAACCTCTACATCAACCTCATCTCCCTTCACAATACCAATTTCAGTAGTAGAGCCGGTGGGAACAGAAATCACACCACTTGATACGTCAATGTTTGTTCCTACTTGAACAACACCTTTAGATAGTGCTGTAGCGTCTGGTAGGCTTAGTTCGGAAACGTCTACAGATACAACACCCGAAGATGCATCAAGTCCACTACCTACCTGCATCAATCCTTTGCTGGATTCGGTTGCGTCTGGAATGCTCAACTCAGATACATCAACAGAAACGACACCTGCTGTTACATCAAGGCCGCTACCCACTTGCACCAATCCTTTGCTGGATTCGGTTGCGTCTGGAATGCTGATGTTTCCGCTTCCATCTACATCAATGTTTCCTAATTCTGGAACAATAACCAATCCTAATGTGGTGGTTGTGGCGATGTCATAATCGACACGAAGAACGCACCCATCGATTTCAAAACCACTACCTACCTTAACAACACCTTTGTTAGATGTGGTAGCAAGTGGAATGCTAATTTCTGTGTCAGCTCCATAAACGGCGGTGATGTTTGTTCCTGGGATTACCAAGCCACACGAAAATACTGTTGCGCAAGGAATGTCAACTTCTGTTAAACTTTTTGCGTACAGCACACGGCCCTTAACATCAGCATACACACCGCACGCAACATAATCGCCTGGGGTTACACCGGTAGGAACCAATTCTGGAGATGTAGCATCGGAGAATAAAAGATCTCCACCCTCTCCAATAACTGTACCAAGTGTTGTGTCTGTTGCCGCTGCCATTATGCTACATTAACCCATGCTGAGGACGAATTCAGAAACTTCAGTTTCGAATCAGTCGTGTTATAGTATGTGCTCCCCTCAGGAACGTCAGTAGTAGCAGGATCGCTTGCTGCTTCGCCAAGATAACGAGGCACAACCGCAAAATTGTTGTTGATGCGGTTTACTTTGTGTCGATCTTTTACTTCAAGTTGTTCAAATTCAGTAGCCATAGAACTATTTATCCTTAATTAGTACACGCAAATTCGTAGCCATAACCACCACCAACGATGCTAGACATCTGGTAAACTTTCACTTTGATACATGAACGAACAGTGCCAAAATCTTCGATTTGCATTGCTTCGGTGTACGTGAATTGTGGTTTGACCGCTTGTTCAGTGCGAACGATGTTGTCGCTATCATCCAGCACAGTAATTGTCCATCCAGCCCAATCGAAATCGTGTGGGCTTTCAGCGTAATCTTGAATCTCATCAGCTGCAAAACGAGCACGTTCTTCCCACGTGACCAGCCAATCATCAGTAGCTCCAAGTTTCACGCCCTGACCGTGTGATGGTTTCCAAGGAACAAGATTTAATCCGTATGGAGTAACCTGTTGAACGACACCTTTACTTGTGTCGGAGCCGATTGTTACAATCTTGTATGTTCGAGGATGTCCTCTCTCATCGATTGGATAATCAATACGAACGAGCGCATCATCCAGAAGAATGAACAACTCATTATCCTCGTGGTCATCAACTGACCATTCAGTTCCTTGTAATCCACGAAGAAGGTGTGTCAATTCATACACTGGGTTTCCGCTAGGACTTGTTCCTGTCAGAGTTGCTTCACCGAATGCGATCATTTCGCTTCCGATCATTGCATGATTCTTTACGCCTTCGTAAAGAACATCATCCGTCACGCTTGTTAATTCGCCCGTCTTCAGTTCAACCGTGATGGTAGTAGTATCATCCCAAACGTGATAATCGGTAGGTGCTGCCAAAGCAGGAGATACGCGGCCCACAGTTGCTTCTTTCCGAGCCACTGTGACAAGGTCATAAGAACCTCCACCATCTTTTGTTTCATAGATTCCAGCGCCAGACCAACCTGGCAAGCCATAGCCATGTACTGCTGCATACATTCTTCCTTCTTTATCGTCGCTGTTTAGTGGCGGCATGTCGATGATAATCGCTGTGCTGTAACCAACAGTCGCAACAACATCTTGTGATGCGGTAGTTTCTCCAACACCGCTTCCTGACGGAATACTCATGTCGCCAACAAACGAAGCGTCTACTGCGATAATTTCCATTCCACCATCGCTACGAACATTAATACCAACGATTCGGTGAATACCTAATGGTGTTGTGATGTTGTCACCTGGTTCCAGTTCCATGTGATCGTCAAACGCAACCGTGTATTTGTACTTTGTCGCTTCTAAGTGTGCCATCATAACAGCTCGTTCTGCAATGGCACGTGCCTCTGACTTTGTCATAACAAACGGAAGCTGAAGGTTTACTTCTTGTCCATCAACGTAAGCCTCAATCTCATAGTCAGCTGTGTTATCTTGATAACCGAGATCGCGATCAGGGAATGTGACTGTCACCTTACGTGGTAAGTCAATGCCTTGCTTGCGTTCGATGCGATAACGAGATGTGTCAGATGACGTGATGTCAAAACCCATGTCATCGAATGTGAGTGTTTTAACTGGCGTTGAGTTGTAAGGCGTGAAGCGAAGCGTTCCACCACTTGGCGTAATACTAAATGCGTATGCAAGTGATAGTTGTGCCAACATGTTACGACGAGGAATCGGATTGATTCGCTTAAAACTCAGCTCATTATCATCGATTTCTGATACGTCAACTGTGAATGGCATACCCAGACAAATGTGCTCAAGAACGTTTGGTAGAGTAGCGTTTACAGGGGCGCCTGTGTATGATGGATCGCCGTTGTACTTTGATCCAGCGTTGCCGTCGCCTTCTCCGTCAAAGTCCATCATGTCAGCTATTTCAGATACTGCCCATCCAGCGACTGCTAGGCCTGCAATTCCTTGCAACCAATCACCCCAACCCCAATTTGGAATGTCTGTGATCCAATCAAAGAACGAACCAGCGATGTCAAGAATCCCTCGATCCTCCTCCTCGACAACACCATTCGTAGAAAGTGGTAGCCAGTAGAACTCCCAGTTAAGGCCAACACCTGGCTCATCACCATCTGGATCACTACCGGACGTGTGTCCGTATACACAAACATACGAACCTGTGGCGTTGGTAGCAACCGACGCGTTACAGTGGTAATCATTGCTGAACTCAGCATTCTCGCCTTGCTCATAATAGTCTGTTCCTGTCGCCCACTCACCAGTGATCTCTGTTCCAAAGATACCCAAGTCTTCGCAAGTTGATGCGCCTGGTGGACCAGCTGGGCCTTGAGGACCGGCACAAAACTGAGTTTGTGTTATAGTAGACGATGCACCACTTGGTTGTGTTACGTTGTTTTCGTTTGCTACATTACAACTTTCATCAGACGGGTCGGGATTGGTAGCCGTTAATGTGGCTGGTGTTCCGTAGTTAAATTTTTCTGAACTGTCAGGTACTGGACATGTACTCATGTCAATCTCCCGTGTAATCGTGTTTGCCGCTGCTGACCATACCAACGCCCTGAATCTTCGTGTATGGCGTTCTGTAGTACAAATCGTCATTGCGGAATGCGATAACGTCTGTGGCTGTTGTCAAGAAAATGTACTCCCCTACCGTCTGTGTTCCTGAGTCGGTTGCATAACTATGTGCAATTGTTTTAGTCAGAGCGGTGAATGTGGTTGATGGAAAACGTTCTGTGTTAAACGAGTAATCATCCTCATCGCCGTTTGTCATTCGAATGTCGCCATCACTTTCACGGCTTCGGACGAGATCGTTGGCGGCGAACCACAAGTATGTTCCGTCAGAACAAATACCTTC